ACCCCAAAGACTGGGCGCATTTTGGCGACCTCGAAAAAATCGCACTGATTAGCGTCCTACTTTGATTTGTTTCCTCATAATGTGTTAAGAAAAAAGCCCCTTGCAGCATTGCAGGGGGCTTTTGTTTTATTCTTCGACGGTAAGCAGCCAACAAATGACCGCGATAAATACGACTTCCATACGCTCTAAATTTAGGGGGTGGGGAAATACTCGACTTAACGAAGATAATGGATTGTGAGCCAATTTATGCGGGTTCTGTGGCCTTTTTCGTGGCCAAGCGTTTACGCGTTTCGGATTGAACGCCCGCGGCGTGCAAAACGGCCTCCATTTTTTCGATATTGTACACGACCGTTTGCGGGTTACGCCCTGTGCCCTCTCCCCTATTCAGCTTATCGAGCGCGCTCCAATAGGTGCGAAGCGCCTTTTTGTAGGCGGCGATTTCGTATTGGCAGTCCTGAACGCGGCCTTCTATGCGCTGCACGAAAGAAAGCCAGCCCGGATTATCGAGCGGCTGGCGCACGTCGGTAATGCCAAACGTAGCCACGGCCACGGCCCGGGGCACGTCGGGCACCAAGTCTTTGCCCTCGAACACTATTTGCGGCGCTGGCTTTGGTGCTGGCGGAACGTAGGCAGCGGTCGGCACGGCGGCCCGGGCGTTCATCGATACGCGCGCGGATGGTACGGCCTCGGAAGCCACGGCCACGGACCCGCCCGAGCGCCGAAAGAAGCCAAACGGCGAACGGCGTGGCCCCTTGTAAACCTCTTTGTCGGGTGATGGGGCCTGCCCCTTCTGATACACTTCTTCGAGGGCGTAAAGCAAAGAGGACAAAATTAACAAGCCCGTCGAGGCCAACGACAGCCATAGCTGCAACGTGTTGAGCGTTGCTGTTGCTGTTGCGTAGGTACCCAGTTGTTGCTCGTACTGCGCAACGGCAACCCGCCCAGCCGTCGCTGTTGCGGCCTGTTGTGCGCTTAAATTCGTGGCTATCTGTTGCTCGATTTTGAGGCGTTCCGCCGCGTATTTGTCCGTTATCCGTTTGCGTTTCTTATTGACCTCCGTGGCCGCCCAGTTGTTGCCCTCCTTTGCCATTGTTGCTAATTGTGGATTGACCACGGCAGCGGCCAACTCTTTCCGCTCCGCCGCTTTAAGGCGCTCCAGCTGGCCCGTTAGGTTCTGGTTTATTTCGTACAGCTTGTTGGCCTCCGTCATATCCGCTTTTCCCATAATAGGGGAGGCGACCGCCGCCTGAGTAACGTACTGCCGTCCGTAAATGGTTAACCCCGTGGTGCCGGCTATTTGCAGGCAGAGGAACAATAGGCTCCAACGCATAATTAGGCCCTTGTGGGTACCCTGCTGCTGGTCGTAATAGCGCCCAAAAAATGTTTGCAATCCCTGCATTAGGCCGTAGTCAATCGCCATCGCGATGAGGCCGACCGCCAAACAGGCAATCAAAGCGGCTACCTGCCACGGGGCGAACTGGATAAAGGTTGCGTAAACCGCGCAGAATACAACAAAAGCGCTGTCGATAGCGCCGTAAAGGCTGGCCCCGTAGGCCGTGATTCGATAAAATCTTTTCATTTGGTGTTGGGGTTTTCGTTATCAAAATAAAAAACGCGTTCTTCTTCGACCGTGTACCGGGGTGGGGGCTGGGGCTTGGGCGCTGTCATTAGGTCATAGATGAGTTTGCCGCAAAGCATAAACGCCCAGCCGTTACCGATCAATAACAGAATCCATTTTTCCATTTGGTACGATTTGGACAGTGAGCCCAGCGGCATCGAGGATTTTCAGGAGGTCGCGGCATTGGTAGGGAAGTCGTTTTTTCCAATTATACAAAGTTGATGTTGTAATTTTTGTCGCAAGACTTGCTCGGTGATAAGTGCCGTGCGACAAAATTGCATTAGTAATTTTTTTGTGCAATTCGTGGTCTGTCATCTGTCTGGTTTTTGAAGGTGAAATAATGGCTGCAAATGTAAAGCAAAAAATTTATTAAAAAAATTTATTCAAAAAACTTGCAAGGAAAGAAAATAGTTTTTTATCTTTGCCCCAGCTTACCAAGCTACCATCATTAACCCCTAACTTTTACACATCATGACCACTTTAAGCTTCTCCTCCAAGTACAAAATCGCCAAGTTTGTCGAATTTTTTGGTTTTACCCCGACCGGCAAATTTCTTGTTGTTTGCCCCGCTGGCCACAAGTATCTTGCAACCGCTGGCAAAGCCGCCGTTAAAATTGCTTACATCGGCATTTTGCAAATGCGCGCCGCCGCCAAATTGCCACACGTCAATGTAACTTTTTCCGATGCTCACACGGCCCACCGCGCCGCCGAGATTAACGCCACCGCCGAATTAGTTCGCCAACAAATTGCTTTTGACCAAGCCAAGCGCCAACGCGCTATTGACACGTTGCTGCAACCGCTTATCGAATTTGCCGAGCAATTTTTGACGGCTGCCAACATCGAATATCGCACTACTTTATCGGTCGCCACTCACGGCTGCTCCGCTTATTTGTTTGCTGGCTACGTTCGCCCCGACGGCACCTTTGCAGAGGTGGCCAAAGTTCGCAACAGCGACCACGCTTGCGGCGACCTTCGCATCTTGAGCGAATATCACTACAACGGCCACAACGCTGCCACCATCGCCGCCGACATCATTTCCAAATTCTAACCCCTAACTTTTACACATCATGGTTTACCGCTGCTTCTATCGCGACCTGCCGCCAGTTGGCACCGTACAAGTTGACTTTACCGATTGCGACCATTTCATCAAAATATGGCGTGGCAACGAAAGCCAAATTATTATTATGGTTGCCGATGGCGGCCAGTTTATGGCTCCCGAAACATTTGAACTTCCCACGCTCGAAGACGACCCCACGCCCCGCGAAAAGTGCCAGTGCATCTTCACAATCGGCTACAACGTCGGGGTTGCACGGCTGGCGGCGATTGATCCAGACGAAATTTTTTAAATTCAAAATCAACCACGTGATACACATCAAAGACGCGGCCCGGGCGTGGGGCATTTATGCCCACCGGCTCAATTTTTACGCCCTAATCGGTCGCATACCGCGGCACCTGTGGGAGTGGCGGCCCGACGATAACTCCCGCAAAACTGGCCTTGTCCGCTGGTTCCATCTTGAAACACCTCAACACCTCACCAAGCGGCCCGTTGGCAGGCCGCGCAAACACCCAAAAAAATGAACAATCCGTACATTAAGCCGCTGCAATTTGATGAGGGCGGCTATGCCGTCGGCGCATTTTACCGCTACCAATACAACAAAAAGCCTGACCAAACTGGCGTTTGTACAGTTTATGCGTGGCCTAATGAACGCGAAACATCCGAGTTTATAGGCTCCGCTGTAGGTGGCTATGCTGGAGCCGAGGAAACGCTGGAAGATATCGCCAACCGCCACAACGTCGAGCAAATCGCCCGCTACCTGACCCCTGTTGGGTGCGAACGCCTCGGAATCGACCTCTAATTTTATTTTTTTACCCTTTAATTGATACCATTATGTGGAAATTTTTTGCTTTTCTCATCACTATTTCGCTGGCCTACACGTACTTCACAGCCTGCCAGATCGAGTCGCCCAAAGTACAAATGTTTATGCCGTGTATTTCGCTTCACGAAGACCCGAACAACCGCGAGGGCTGCGGCTGTAAGTGGGAGCACCGGGCCACGGCGGCGGACACCGCCAACTACCGCGACGCTTTTTTTCAGCGGCACAAAGAGACTGGCCGATCCTTTTGGAAGCTGGTCGAATAGCCACGGAGCCCCGATTTCTCGGGGCTTTTTTAATGCTCAAAAAAATAAATTAAAAAAATTTAATAAAAAAGTTGCACAATAAGAAAATAGTTTTTTAACTTTGCATAGCCTTCGGGCAACAAGCGATTACCTAACTTTTTAACCTACCACATTATGCTACACACAGCGACATTCTACCACGAGACTACCATTGACGGCCAAGACGTGGAGGCTATTTTCAAAGTTTCCGCAAACATCATATACGGCGAGCCTGCCGTGACGTATGGCCCAGCGGACAACTGGCACCCGGGCAGCGGCGACGAGGTCGAAATTATCGAATTTGAAGCAATCAACTTTGACGAAAAGCACCTTGACCGCATTGTGGCCGAATACGTTGCCGAGCGTTCGACTGAGCGCCGCCAATTTGAGTTTGAATCCATCGATTTTGACTGTTGGATTCCTGCCGAAGCTTCGTACTATTTCGACGAATACGACCCTTATACCAATCTTATCTAATTTTCTCAACCTTTAATTTTTACTACTATGTCCCAAATTATCACATCTCCCAGCCAGCTGTTCCGCCACAACGACGCGACCGAGCCAACGCACATTTGTTTTGTCTTTCGTCTTTCTGCCGAAGGCGGACACTTTAACATCATCCCAAAATTTGAAAGCACGGCAAGCAGCGGCGTATTGTTCCGCGTTCGCAGCTACGCCAATCAAGTGTACACCTGCGAGCTTTACGTTCCCGCCAACGGTTCGCCCGAAATTAGCGACCCGACTTGGCTGGGCGTAGCCGTTGGCGCTGAATTTGTCCGCGATATGTCGGTATTGTACAAGGTTCAACTGGTCGGCGCTGAGGACTATTCGCACTGCCACAGCTACGACACCGACGAAGATACCTGCTTTAACTACATTCCATAACCTCCAAATTTTAACACAATGTCTAACCAACTAACAACCACAACCGCCTCGCGTTTGACCGAGGCCGAAATCGCCGAACTGGCAGCCGCTGGGATTATTCCCGAAAAATGCCCGCCCGCTCAAGTGTCAATCTTTGCCGGTGTTTGCGCATCGGTCGGCCTTGATCCGCGACTAAAAGAAATTGAACTAATCCCATTGGGCGGCGGCAAATATGGGCCCTATGTCCGCAAAGACGGGCTGCGCAAAATCGCGTCGCGTACCGGCGACTTTGCCGGGTGCGACCCTATTAAGTTCGACTTGCTGCCCGACGGATCACACAAGACCGCCGCGCAATACGTGAAAGGCCAAATGCCAGCCACGGCCACGGCGACCGTCTATCGCTTCGTTAAAGGCAACCGCTGCCCGTTCACGGTGACGGTCGTGATGGCCGAATTTTACAAGCCGCGCAAATTCGAGAACCAAAGCCCGAGCAACTGGGAGCTAATGCCCTTCCAAATGCTTTCCAAAGTGGCCGAGGCGCACGCCTTGCGGATGGCTTTCCCTGAGGTAACAAACGGCATCTTGGCAGAGGGCGAAATCGAGATAGCCCGCGAAATCGCCAGCGGCATCCCGACTGCTCCCGCGCTGCCGGAATTGGAAATTGGTGGCGAAAAGTTCCAGCAGGTGGTGCGCGCAATCGCCACAGGCCGGGCCGTAATTGCGCAGGTTTGGACGAAGTTCGCCCGCACTGAGGAAGCCGAGGCCGCGATCGTCCAGGCTGTCGCCGATTATTCAATCCAAACCGTTTGACCGATGGAATTCAAGATACGCTGCTCAGCGATTGGGCAAATTATGACGGCGCCCCGAACCAAGGGCGCCGCCTTATCCGAGACCGCCAAAACGTACTGCGAAACGTGGCTAAAAGAACAGCTATATGACCGCCGCGCGGAGGTCAACACGGTGCAGATGAGAAAGGGCAACGCCGTCGAGGCTGCCGCGATTGACTTTGCGCAGGCGATTATGGAGCCGGGCGGCCTGTGGTTCAAGAACGAAACGAGTTTTGCGGATGACTGGATGAAGGGCACGCCCGACCTGCTTATCGGGTCCGCCGTGTACGACATAAAAAGCCCGTGGTCTTGGGAAACATTCCCGCTGTTTGATACCGAGCCCGACAAGGCTTACTATTGGCAACTGCAAGGCTATATGGCCTTGACGAAGTCAACCGAGGCCGCCGTGCTTTATTGCCTGATGAATGCGCCCGACGAGTTTATAATGGATGAAGCGCGGCGTATGTCCTACGCCCGGGGACTTGGCGGCAACACGGACGACACGTGGGCCGACGCAATGCGCAAAATGACGTATGAAGATGTGCCCACAAATCTGCGCTTTAAGATGTTTTTTGTCGGGCGCGACGATGCAGCCATTTTGTCAATCCGCGACAAGGTTGAAGCCTGTCGTGAGTACATTCAAGAGCTTAAAGAAAGGTTATAGAAGATGTGGTAAGTATTTGCTGCCGTGGGTGTAAATTTGCGGCAGCTTTATGCGAAAGATTTTTAGGGTATAATAGTACAGCACCGGGCTGGTGAATTCCCGCCCGGGTTTTTTGGCCGGAATGGTCCCGCGGGTTCGACTCCCGCCCCGGCCACGGATGGATGGGTAGCGCCCAGATGAACTTAGGGAGTACGGGTTAGCCTAAGAGAGATTGACAAAAATCCCGTATATGGCCGGGTGGCGGAATGGAAGACGCACCCAAAGTATGTGAGGGAAAAATAATCATATAGGTTGCTGCCGCAAGGTAAGTCCTGAAAGTTTATACTTTTACTTGTAAAAGTACTGCAGGTTCGAGTCCTGCCCCGGCCACAAGATTAGAAAAGTTAATGTGTGTGTAGAGAATCAACACCCCGCGTTGGTGAAGTCCCGCGCGGGGCAATTAAAAAAAATTAGGAATCTGTTGCGCGAATACAAAAGCGCATTATCTTTGTATCACTTTGTTGGCAGCTCGTGAGTGCCTACCACCAGTCACGGGTTGATTATTCGACCGAATAGGGCGTTTCGTGTGGTAGCGAGCGCCCTTTTTCAATTTATGAAAAATCACGATATGGCAGAAATCCAACCTTACCGATTTCACCATCCTATGCTGGTAAAAAAAGCGGGGCCGACCGCCGCCGTTTTGTTTGCCGAGCTTGTCAATCACGGAACCTTTCACGCGGATGCAGATGGGTGGTTTTGGCTTACTCAGGAACGCATAACGGAACTGTTGGGTATCGGTGAAAAAGCTACCCTAAACGCACTGGAAAAGCTCCAGCAGCTCGACCTGCTAATGATTGACACGCGGGGCGATAAAAACCGCCGTCACTTTAAGTTGGTGGAAACTGCTGAGGAGTATTTACAGGCAATCGGAGCGGAGCCAACAAATAGCCAGTTCCAGCCAAAGGAAGAAACGAGTTCCGCCAAAAGGACGGAACGAGTTCCCGCGTTTAGCGGAAACGAGTTCCCGCCAAAGGAAGAAACGAGTTCCAGCGTTTGGCAGGAACAAGTTCCGACGTTTGGCGGGAACTATAAAAAAGTAATAGAAGAAAGAATAATAGAAGAAAAAGTAATTGAAGAAAAACTAATAGAAGAAAAAACAACCGCGCGTAAACGCGCTGGCCGTGTCAAGAAAAAAAAGGAAGAAAATCCTTTGCTTGAAAAAATGGCTATCGAGTGTATTGAGCATCTCAATCGCACTACCGGTAAAAGATTTCAAAATGGTGAACATAACGTCGAACTTTATAAACGTCTGTTAGTGGATGGCTACGCGCAGCAAGATATTTTTGAGGTTCACGAGTTGAAATGGCTGCAATGGAAAGACCGTGAGGATATGCACGAGTTTCTTTGCCCTTCGACATTGGTAGGCCCAAAAAATTTCAAGCGATACCGCCAACACGTCGAGGACGCAAAGGCAAACCCGGGTAAGTATTTCAAAGCAACCCCCGAGGACAAACACCGCCAACAATCCATCGACCGCATACAAGGCTTTATCGCCGCCGCCGAACGATTGGAAGCAAGAAAAAATCAATCACGCTAAAATCCCAACATTATGTCAACATTGACCAAGTACAACCCCGAGGCCGTGAATCGCGCCCTAACGAACGAAAGCGGACAAAGTGGGGAAATATGCGCCGCGTTCCTAAAATCGCTCCACAGCGGCCACCAAATGCGAAATTTGCCCATTATGGAGCGCGCCCTGCTGCTGGAAAAAATTTGTGCCGGCTATTTTGTCAAGGCCGACCTGCACCAATTCGCACAGGAGGCGATGCTGGAACTACTCACGGGGCTACCATTTGGCCGCCTGTCTGCCGACGAAGTGTTGGCCGCGTTCAAGTTGGCCGCCGCTGGCCAACTGCCCAACATTAAACTGGCATTTGTGCCCACTGCTCCGCACATCGGGGAAGTGCTCACGGCCTACATTGAGACCAAGCGCCGCGCGCTGGTGGCCGCCCAAATTAAGCTTGAGGAAAAGGCCAAAAAAGCGGAGGAGGAGCGGGAACGCGCCAACCGCAAACCGACTGAGGCGCATCTCGAGAAAATCCGCTCCGAAATCCGCGACTACGCACAGCGGTACATTGCCATTCAGCAGGGCAAAAGCGCCGCGACCGAATTGGAGGCAAAGGCCGTTTGGGCGTACCAGGTCGAGGAAGCGGTCGCCGCACACAACTTACTCAGGCTGACCGCCGACGAGCAGTTGGCCGAACGTGGCCGCGCGGTGGGGGAGGGCCGACGGATGGCCCGGGGAGAAACTGGCGTGGTGACGATGGCGGATCAGTTAAAAGCGATTGATTCCTACGCGAAAGGAATCGAAAAAGCGTATCTTGCCGCCCGATTAATCGAAAGAAATTCAGAGTTTTTCGCACATAAATTTTAACACGTTATGAATCGTTACCTGCTGATTGTCGTGTCCGCGTTTATCATCGAAATAGCATCAACGATGTACATTGCCACCGTGTCCGACAACTCCCCTTGGATGCTTTTTTGGGCGTTTGTAGGGCCTTTTCTCGGGCTGCCATTTATCGGTTCGCTTATCGATGCAGAAAGCTGGCCCGAGCGCATTAAAATCGCCTTTTCGTCCGCCGTTGGCTACCTTATCGGTGCCGCTTTTGTTTACCTCCAAATTTTTGAAAAATGAACCTAACCGAATTTTCTAAGGAAATCCACGCTGGCAACGCCGCACGCGGATTTTACGACGTGCCCCGCACGTTCCCCCACCTTGCTATGCTGGTGGTATCTGAGCTTTCCGAGGCCGTCGAGGCCGACCGCAATGGTAAACGGTGCGCGCCTGAACGGTTGGCGCGCGTCCAAAAATCCCACGATATGGCAGCCCAGCAGCTATTTAAGGTCGCGTTTGAAGCCGATGTCAAGGACACGATGGAGGACGAAATCGCCGACACGATTATCCGCCTTCTCGACCTTTGCGGCTACCTTGGTATTGACATTGACGGCCACGTTCGCGCAAAGCTGGCGTACAACGCGACCCGCGAGGCCAAGCACGGCAAAGCATACTGATATGGAGCGCATCGAAGAAATTATCGACCGACTGAGCCGTAAACAAATACAGCTGAAAATACTTACCGGCTTTATGGATGCCATAAATGCTTATGGATGGCATGCGGTATATAGTTTTACGGCATCACGAACCGAAAGATACTGCCAATTTTGTCGCTCTTATTACGCCCATAATTGCATTGAAAGCGATGAATTATTTGAGCAGCATAGGCATAACTGGAATGATAAAACAATATCGTTTCATACAAGCGAATTGCATCATTCGTTTCAAAGCTTTATTAAGGCGCTTGATGAATTTGAAAAAAATACACCCTTCCAAGAAAGTTTGACAGTTACTAAACTCAAAGAAATTGCATCTGTCAATGTGAATTTAGTGCCTATCGAAAAGCGAATTTTTAGAAAGCCTAATGAGGAAAAGCATTTTTTTAATTTATAATTTTTTCACCCCAAATTTTCACATCATGTATTTCCAAATGCGATACAACCACGGCAAAGGCTGTGAATCTTACGTTTATTTTGAAGCCGAGGAAAAAAACGCTGTCGAGGTAGCTTGTAAAAAAGCTATTGACGACCTTGCAAAAGCCCGAGAAGGCCAATATCCGCGCGGAACCTATGCCGCCCCAAAAACGGCCTACGTCGTTGAGTATAGCCGACTTTGGAACAGGGCCGTGCGCGGCGGAAAAAAATTTAAGATTGGCTACTGCTATGCAAAATTTATGAACTCTAAAAAGGAGGTGGTTTCCTTGGAAGAGTGGTACGACATCAAAAAATAATTTTTTCACCACAAATTTTTATCTTATGAACCAAGTAACCTTTATCGGTCGCCTCGGCGCCGACCCCGAAAGCAAGAAGATGAACAACGGCGAGACCGTCTGCCGCTTCCGACTTGCAATGTCCAAGCGTTGGAAGGACAAGGACGGCAACGTGCAGGAACATACCGTTTGGGCTACGTGTATCGCCTATTCGCAAACCGCTGATATCCTCGTTAAGTGGGCGCGCAAAGGCAACCGCATCGCTGTTCAAGCAATGTACGAGCCCCGCGAATACGAGGCCAACGGCGCCCGGCAAACGGCGCACGAGTTTAAGGTCGTGCAGGTGGATATCCTCGACTACCCGGCCAAAGAGGAGCAAGCGGCACCGCCACAGGCTCCAGTGCAGCAGCCCGTGACCGCCAAAACCCAACGCCCACTCATTAACGATTTCTCGAATGATGACCTACCCTTCTGAATTCGAGTTTCCAGTCTTTGAACTGGAGGACTGCCCCGTGGGCCGCCGCACTGATTTCGCCCTGCTCAAAAAGACCATTGAGCAGGGCCACGGGCTCCTGACCGTGCGCCTTAAAAAGTGCCTCTTGGCTGCTTGCTTGGCGCAGGTGTGGAAATGCACGCCCGGGGAAATGTTCGAGCAGTACGACTTTGCGCAGCATCTCGCGGCCACAATGAAGCAGCGGTTTGGCTATTCGGCTACCTTGCAAGATATCGCCGATTTCACGGGGCTTAGCCGCGCCAAAGTTTACAAGGCTGTGCGTGAAGTACTGCTTGGCACTGACAAGCACGAAAAGGCGCTTGCCTTGTTTGAAAACTGCCGTTCGGCTATTCGCGATAACCATAAATTCTACCTTGATGGAACGCGTTGACCGCATCCGCGCCCGCATCGCCTATTTGCGCGATGCTCACGCCGTCCAAAAGGCCGAACGCCTGACCCCTGCCGACTTGGACTGGTTTACATCCGTCAACGGCATATCGCCCGAGGAAGCGCTGGCACGACACGAAGCAGCAAGCGCCTTTCGTTGCAAGCAGATTGAGGCCGTTATCCTCCAACTGGAACGCGAATTGGCGGAACTTACCGCGCCCAAACCGATTACGCAACCCAAACCGAGGAAGAAATGATACTGATTGGCATTGACCCCGCATTCCGTGATAACGGCTTTGCCGCCGCGATTTACGACCCCGAGGACGCGACCGAGCCGCTCCGCTTCATCGTGTTCCGCAACGTGCTGGCGTTTCTCGGATGGATGACCAACGACGCACCCGCCGCCGCGTTCGTATGTGTCGAAAACTCGAACCTCGATAGCACGGTGTACCACATTCACCACCGAATGAACGCGCGCCAAGCCGCCGCCGTGGGCCTCCGTGTAGGCAAAAACCAAGCGATAAGCCAAATAGCCGTGGATATGTTCCGCGTGAAGTACGGCGAAAAGGCCGTTACCGAGGTCGCTCCGAACAAGAAAGGCGGCGCCGTGTACGAACGGCGCATTGCGCTGGTTGACGTGTACGACCTGACGAAGGCCAAAGCCACCGACCGCGTGGCCGAGGCGCTAAAATCGGAGGACTGTCGCAGCGCGCTAATGATGCTGATGAGAGCGAAATCCGCGCATCGGTTGAGCGGTGCGGCAAAAGTTGTAACTTTGCAATAGATTCCCGCCTTGAGCACCATAAACACACTCAGATTTGCGAACAGTTTTTATTTTTTTCTTTTATTTGGCTACCTCCGTGGGCGAACGTTCGCGGAGGTAATTGTGTTTTAGCCTTATGAAGTTATCCAGCATTAAACCCAACGCCCAAAACCCGCGCATTATCAAAGATGAGCGGTTCAAAAAGCTATGCCAGCAGATTGAGCAATTCCCGAAAATGATGGCCTTGCGCCCTATCGTTGTGGACGCTGACGGCGTTATCTTGGGCGGAAATATGCGCTTCAAAGCATTGCAGCATCTTGGATTTAAGGAAATCCCCGATAACTGGGTGCGCCGTGCGGAGGAGCTAACGGAGGAGGAAAAACGCCGCTTTGTCATTACCGATAACGTGGGCTTTGGTGAGTGGCAATGGGAGGAGCTGGCGAACGAATGGAACGCGGAGGAATTAATGGATTGGGGCTTGGATGTGCCCGATTTTGCCATAATGCCGACCGATGACGAACTGATTGGTGAGGAAAAAAACAAGCCCGCAACGATGAAAATAACTTTTACAACGCCCGAACAATTACAGGCGGCTGAAATTGATATTCAAGAACTGCTCGACCGAAAATATAAAGGAGCGTATTTTTCAGTTAGTGCTGGTGAGGTATGAAAATCACAAAAGCATCTACCAAGGCTGTAAAATTTGCTTGCATGAATTTTCATTATGCAAAGCGACTTCCAGTTAACTACGTGGCATATTCTGTTTTTGAAAACGATATTTGGTGTGGATGTGTAATTTTTGGTGCTGGTATTATGGGGATTGAAAAGCCGTACGGTTTACCTGAAAACGCCGTTTGGGAACTGGTGCGCGTTGCGCTAAACGGAAAACAGTCAAACACCAGTAAAGCGGTTTCTATTTGTGTGCGACTTTTTTCCAAAAGTGCGCCTGCGGTTAAAATGCTTGTATCTTACGCCGATAGCGACCAAGACCACACGGGAACAATTTATCAAGCTATGAATTGGATTTTCACACAAAGTCAAGTTACTTGTCCAAGGTGGATTGACCCAGCAACAAAAAAAGAAATACACAACAGGAGGGTTGATGCAAAAGGGTATATATTAGAAGCTGGAAAAAAAGTATTTTGCAAAAAGCCAAGTGAGTTATTGAAAATTGAAACTGGAGTAAAACACAAATACATTTACCCTTTGCATAAATCCGTTGTACCTTTGTGCAAATCATTGGCTAAGCCATATCCTAAAAAAGCGCTGGAAGTTCATGTGGTTGAATGCCCCGTTTCCGACGGGGAGGTAGGCGGTTCGAATCCGACCCCAGCGCTCTAAACTCCGTAAATTCACCGTTATGGAAATGCGACAAGGCCGCAACGGAGGCAAACTCAAAACTGGAAACGTTGGCAACAAAGGCCGTCCTAAAATGCCTGACCTCCGAGAAGCCGTGGCCGCTGTTTTGGCTGATGAAAAAGACGGCGTGACGGCATTGGACGCGGTGCTAAAAAAGCTACGCCAGTTAGCCGTACAGGGCAATTTGAAGGCCGCTGATATGCTGCTCGACCGCGCTTATGGGAAGCCCGCGCAAACGCTGAACACAACAGACCAAGACGGTAATATCGTGCCTTTGCAGGTGGTAATTCAAGCGCCGCCGCCTAATTTGGCCAGTGATGACTAACGGCAAAATACACATTACGACGTCGCCCATATTTAGCTGGGTGTGGCAGCGCATAGCCGCGGCGCAGGTGGGGCAATATGGAGCCGTGCCGGTACTGATATTGCAGGGCGGCACATCGTCGGGGAAGACCTATTCCACCATCCAAGCGCTGTTTGCTTTCTGCATCAATAACCCGATCGTCAACGGTAAACCGACCGTGATAACGGTGGTGGGGCAAGACGTGCCGAACCTGAAGAAGGGCGCGCTGCTGGACGCGGAGCGCATCGCGGAGACGTTTATGGAGGGCATCGAGCGCTACCATAGAACCGACAAAGAGTATCTATTTAAGAACGGCGCAAAAATCCAATTTACCAGCTACGAAACCGCGCAGGACGCGAAGGCAGGCAAGCGGGACATCCTGTTTGTAAACGAGGCGCAGGGCATATCGCACGAGATATTTTCTCAATTGAAAATGCGCACCTCGGTCGCCGCTATCATTGACTATAACCCCGACACGCCTTTCTGGGCGCACGAATTGTACAAGGCGCAGGCGCTGGCGGATGGCACGTTTTGCCGAACTACCTATCTCGATAACCCATATTTGCCCGAGCAGGTGCGCGCATCAATCGAGGAGCGGGCCGCGCGTGACGAGAACTTCCGCCGCGTCTATGCAGAAGGGCGGACTGGCGGCACCGAAAACCTCATCTATCCACGGGTTGAAACGTGGCCCACGTTCCCCGACGGTGGCCGCCGCCTTGGTTACGGCCTTGACTTTGGTTACACCGACCCGCTGGCGCTCGTGGAGTGCTGCGAACACGGCGAGACGGTGTACGCAAAAGAGTTATTGTACGAGAGCGGGCTAACAATGACGGCCCTCGTAAAGCGGCTGGCCGAGCTCAATGTATCGAAGCGCCTACCCATTTGGGCGGACGGCGCACGTCCCGAAATGATAACCGAGTTACGGCGATATGGCTACAATGTGGCCGCCGCAAAGAAGGGCGCCAACTCCGTGCTGTACGGCATCCAAACACTGGCGCAATATCCCATCCGCGCAATAGGCTACAACCTGAACCGCGAGTTCAGGCAATACAAATGGAAGCTGCACGCCGCCACCGGTAAGACCATTCAGGAGCCGAGCGCCTCGGATGACCACGCGCTCGAATTTATCCGCAAGGCCAAAGCACAATCGATTTTTTTCTGCTTAATCATTTCTAAATTTGCACTTTATGAAGCACAAACAAGCCATCCAAGAGTTCAAAGCCGCCCTTGACGCAATGGTTCAAGAGCGCGAAATCCGCGTTGACTATGCTAACCAGCTTATTCGCCTGATGCGGATCTATATGCCGCAGTACGCTGGCCCCTGTGGGTTTGGCGGGTCGTTCGATTTTGTCGCCCCACGCGGCCAACAAACGACGTTTAGGCGTACGATGAGCGCCGCCGCGCCCGTTACCGAGGCCACGCCGCAAAAAAAAAGCGCTGCGGAACCTGTGGAGGTAGATAGCATCGTCCCGACCTACGACACCGCCGCCGTCCTGCAACAGATTGGAGCCGAAAGCATCGAGGCAATTACGCCCGAACAGGTTGTCGCCCTTCGTGGAATGGCCGCCGACCTTGGTTTGTCCGTCGGCCCTGCCTCAAAACCCGCTACGATAATCGCCAAAATCGTCGAGGCTTATGCGGGTGCTTAAAGCGGTCGGCCCCGAGGGCTCGGTACTTACGTTCAATATCCCCAACCACGCCAGTGAGGTGTCGGTTGGGGCCTTTTTTGAGGCGCATATTGCCTATTACTCGATGATGCAAGCCATCAAAAACGAGGCCGAGGGCAAACAGGGCGACCTGCCTATGCATATGTACTTAAACGCGCTGGCGTGGTCGCTCCGCCCCTATATGGACGGTAAAAACCCGTTGGACGTGGTATTGGTGGGCGAAAGCGAGACCGACATCGCGGCAATGCTTATGGGTGCCGTCGAGGGAATCGCCAACTGTATGGTGAAGTACGAGCACAAAAAGCCCGATAATGAGTTCGAGTTTGGCGGCAAAACGTGGTATTTGTGTGAGCAAGCCGTCAATTATCGCGACAAAAAAGGCGCTGGGTTCAGCGTGAAGCAGGTCGCCCAATCGCTGCTGCTGGAAGAATACTACAACAACTTCCTCGAATTTAAGCTGGCCAAAGAGGTCGAGCGGGTAATCGAGGAGCGGGCGGCGATTAACGCCTCCGAGCTGTATATGACCCCGACGCGCATCTTCCTCGCACAGATGGCGCTGTTTCTGCGCAATTCGCCGAACGAACCGCTGCCGACTACTCAGGAAGCTTTTGACCACTGGCACGCGGCGCGCATTACCGAAATTGAGCAAATGCCGCTATCGGTCGCGCTCGATATCCGCAACTTTTTTTTTCTTACATCGCTGCCCTCAGCGGCGACCCCATCTTCGGCAACTGGTTCAAGCCCCCAAAGCCCCCAACGTTCAAAGAAAGCCCCGAGCAAATCCGCATCCGCAACTGGCGGGAAAGGCACGAAGAAGGCAAGGGCCGCGAACAATCCATTTATGGCCGCCTTTGGAAGACAGGGGCGTGGCAAACGTGGGTAGAAATGCTGCAGTGTCCATTTTTTGATGCAATACTAATCGCAATCGCAACCGAACACCCGTAATGTCTAATAAGCTTTTAATCAAAACTACTTTATACGGTTGTAAATGCCTATATATTGGCGTTTTATATGCGTTTATTATCTAAAAAAGCGTTTAAAAAGCGTCTAAAAATTTGCTTTATATGACAATTATAGACATTTACAGGGCCTTTGCGCTGGCCGTCGAGAACGCTCCGCTGGTGCTGGAGGCGCAGAACCTACGCCCCAACACGTTCGCCACGGTCAATTTTGCAAGCGAATTGCAATCCAACAACGGTGGCAAAACTCAGGTGGACGCAGAGGCGGGGACGTTTTTCAGCAGACCATACGCGGAAAGCGGATATCAGGGCGCGGAATTGACGTTGGCCCACCCGTTGGTGCTGATGGAGGTCACTCAGGGTAGCGGCACTATGTCGCAATACCGTCTTTCGTTTAGTATGTCGGTGTTGGATGTTATCCTTCCTTACGATGCAACAAGCCAGATGGCGCCGCGCACGGTGGACCAGATTGTGGCCGACTGCATCCAAATCGGCTACAATACGCTTTCGGTCGCCCGTCAAACGACGATAAACGGCGTGCCGCTCGACCGCTACATTCCCGCGTTCACGGCCGTGTCCGTGACCCCGCTAACTGGCGGCACGGTGCAGCGCCACGTGGGCGCTTCGTTCCGCTTTGAGGTGCCTCTCATGGCTCCGTGTGCCGACTACTCCGCGCCCGCGCAGGTTGACCCACCGAGTTATCCGCCCTGCTGCCGCGAAATCGAAATCCGCAACAACGGCACCTACATACAGTACCGCTACGTTGGCGAGGTAGATTGGATTGACCTTGTTGCGCTGGCCGACATCACGGGGCCTGCAGGCC